TGCCTTATTCCATATATCGGTGAGTTCTTGTCTGTTGAGTTTTATTGTCTTACCAGTATCATATCCCCATTCCCTAATATCATTTCCGTCCCACCAAACATTCTTTGGAGATACTTCTTGCTCAATTATTTTATACGAACCCTCTCCAAATCTACTTTCTCCATGATCTAAGGCATATTTCTTAGAGAATGAAATCCAATCTCTATCTATTAACTTATCTGCTTTAACATCATTTGGAACAACTCTGTATGCGGTAATTGATTTAGCACCACGCTTAACATTGTTAATGGCTGTAAGGCTTTCCATTCCAGCTTGGTCATCATACATATAATATCTTGGCCCTAATCTTGGGTCAAAATAGTCGCTTGGTTGATTGTGTTGTCCTTTTACTACTTCGGATAAGTTGTAATCTCCGCCAGTTTCCATCCTCTGTTTTACTGGAGTATTATCAAAACTTGGGGCTGCGTGTGCATCTCTAAAATCTCTTTGAGATTCTATAAAATCTTCCACGTTGTTATACTTCCTTGCTTCTGTAATAAGAGGGTCTACTTGACTTCCTACGTTTGCCTTCTCCCATATATCAGTGAGTTCATCTTTTGTATGTATTGGTATTTCATCTTTGAATATTTGATATGTTGTCCCTTCTTTACCACCTGCAAATTCTGGTACTGCTATTCCTATTTTTCCCTTTTTTTTCGCTAAGTATTCAGCAAGATCAGTATTTACAGTTGACCAATCAGCTTTTCCTTCAGGAAACATAAAGTCAAATTCCTGTTTAGTAAATTCAACCATTTCACCATCTACATTAGGATATTTTTTACCAACAAACTTTTTGAATATATCTATATCTTTATTCACATCAATCACTTGATTTTTTATTTCCCCCGAAGCTTGATATACTTTACCTCCAAAACTAAATGTCTGCGCAATATCAGGTTCATTCGTTAAAAAATGCCCACCCATATATCCGCCCTTTTTCGGTTGTTTACCTGCCCCAAACTTTAATTTATTACCTTCAATTTCATAAGGTGTACCATGATATAAGCTCTGTGAACTCATAAACTCCTCTGCACTCTTATATTTCTTGGCTTCTTCAAGTAGAGGATTAGGTTGTGCTTTAAAAAGTGGATTAACTGTCTTATCTGGTACTACTTTATTAGTCAAAGGATCAAACTTGTATCTTTGTACCGCACCTCTCGCAACATCATCTATTTTATTTAGTTTCTTTATTCCTTTATTAGCTAGTGCAAGGCCTCCAAATATAAGATTATCCACTGGCCCTGGGTATATGTCTACTGAAGGAGGTATGGCATCTAGTGCAGTTGATACACCAGTCAGAGCATTCTTCCCTACTTCTACTACTTTATTAAGTAATGGGTCAAATCTGAATGCCATTAAAGTGCTCTAGGACTTCCCATAGGAGCTCCTGTTGGCGGTACAGTAGGAACTGCTGAGGTGTCAACTGATGATGGTAGTTGTCCTTGAGCAACTGAGTCAACCGTTGGGACAGGTGGGCTCGGAACCACACCTTGATTAGGTGGTTGTGATGTTGTTCCTGCACCCTCCAACGAATTAACAAGTTGCTGCGTAGTTTCACCTAGCCCCATTACCTTTGCCATGTAAGAAGCTGGGTCGGTAGTAAACATCATTAAGTCTTTAGTTCTACCCTCTGGATCAGATATACCTATATCTCTGAAGTAGTTGAGAGGATCAATAAGTTTAAGCTGTGCCATCTCGTTTGCCTTTCGTGCTGTCTGTAGCTTATCTGTACCACTTGATTTGATATGTACTTCCATACCGTCCTCAATCATATCTCTGTTAATCTTAATGAATGTTGTTGATGCTGATGAGCCTACAAGTTTTCTCATGTGATCCTCTGTGTAGCGTAGCTTTGTAAGATGCATCTTCCATTGTGAGATCCACTCACAACCCTCACTTACTGTATCTTCTACTAAATCATCTGCTCGTGTAAAGTCTGCCTCACGTGCTATCTGACTAGATGTGGCAGTATCACTCATTACCTCACCACGTATAGCGTTACTTCCTGCAAGTGAGTACATTCTAGTACGTGTCATCTGTAGCTCGTTAAACTCTGCGGGTGATGGTTGTTCAGGAATAATAGCTGAGTGTACCTTGCGTACATCTCCATCAAGTAATATATCCTGGTTTGGATTAGCCATATCCATCTGTTCAATGTCGGACTTCTTAAGTCCTCCATCTTTACTGAATATGTGCTTAACACGTGCTGATAGCTTGTCAAAGATGCTTTTACCTGTCTTGTCAAGGTTTGCCTGGTTAATTATGTTCTGCTCAATACGTGAGGTTTCATCATAAGGTATCTTTTTCCATTGGTCATATCCAAAGAAAAAGAATGGTTTACGTGGTCTGTCAAAGTAGTTTCTGTATATCTTTTCGCTAGTAATTCCCTCTGGTGATTGACCTGTAAGTGCCATCTGCATCATCATATTCTCATCTACCTGCATTTTTGCTCCATCATTTGTATAGGAGAAATACTGTGTCTCACCCTCATAGTCAAAGTTTGGGTTCTTCATTTTTTTAAGAACCACATTGTTATACTTCCACATGACGGCACACTGTTTCTCCCACTTGTCCTCTTCCTTAGACTTGACATACCAATCAAACCATATCTCTCTAATCTTAATCTCAGATAGTAATGCCTTAGTCTTTGGCTCTTCATTTGTACCTACATCTAGTCCATCTTTGCGTAGCTCCTCAAATAACTCTTCCTTCTTATCGGGGAAGCGCATAATACACTCCTGTACTGAAATAGGAAGTGTCTGTGCAATCCACTTCATATCATCTGCACACTTGCTATTCGCTGTATGATCAACGTCTATATAGTCAGGATGTACATTCTCAAATACCATATCATTAAGCTCAGGATCCCATCTAACCTTAATTACTGCTGTGAAGTACACTGGTAGATGTTTGAACGCTATACCTAGTGTTTGTCTAATCTCTCTGTTTTTAATGTCTGTGTCTAATACTTTACTGATATCTTCCGCTACCTTCTTAGACTCCTCACTATCGTTGCCTGGTGTAACAATCATGTCAGGGAGTCTTGACATAGCAAGAGGTTTAAGTGATGCCTCAATCTCATAGAGTACGTTATCTAGGTATCGTGACTCGTATTGTTTGATTTCCTTTCGTTTGTCCTTCTCATCAAGCTGACGACCAAACAACATTACCTCATTTCTCTTTCGTCTTTCGTATAGGTTATACTTTTCTTTGAAGAACTTTCTGGAGCTTTCTAGCCATCTATCAATAGTATTTGATATATCCTGCTCATCAAGCTCTAGTGTAAGAGGTGATGCTTCTTGCTGTATACCCTCATTTGGGAGTAATGTATTTTCTACTGGTTGGACTTGAAATAGTTGATCACGATCCATAATTATTGGTTAATAGATATACTTTAATTATACCCCATTCACACCTCTGCCAAACCTATAAACACAAACTTTTGTTTGCATCTGTGATTAGGACACCTTATGATTACAGGGAACTTAGATGCAGGTGTAATGTCTGGTACTTCATGTGATACTGTTCCGTTAAACTGAGTTACCATTCCTCCACACTTCCAACAGTGGAACATATAAAACTTAGAGAGAGTTGGATCATCAAGATCAGGAGAGAGAGTCACTGTGGTTACTTGTACTTTTTTCTCTATGTCCTTTCCTGTTGTCTTATCGTAGACTATTGTGCGCATACTTTAATTATAGCTTACTTGTAATACGGCTTACTCTGTCCTGGTAACTTAACATTAGCCCACTTATCTAGGTCTACACTCTGTTGTTTACCCTCATCATTGATAATTGCTGACTTTGGTATGTTGCTCTTTGGCTTACCACCCACCCCACCTACTGCGTCTGTCCACTTAATATGAACTAGACCGTATCTAGCAGCATCAGATGCGTGGTCTTCAGCTGATGTGTCAATATCCTCAATCTTATTCTCATCATGGACCATCTGTGGTAGTGTGCGTATCAGGTTCTTACAATTCTCAGTAATAATCCAGTAAGGTAATCCATCTGGTGCTAGTGATAGCCAATTGTGCATAATAGCCCATCCACCTATACGATCATTGTTAGCTGGCTTAAGTAAATATCCATCAGTCATACTCTGTTTTATCTTATCTCCTATACTCATTGAGCCATCTTGTAGTTTATGGAATATAGCAGGATCACACCGTATGAATGAGAACCCTTGTGTACCCTGCTCCTCAATAGCTCGTCCAACCTCCTCTGGTGTCTTACCTGTACCATATATCTCGTTGTAGGTGATGATGCGGTTGAAGTTAATGCCCTCAAACTTCTCAGGCTTAATAATGTGTGAGAGGTAGCAGAACGGTGCTGAGTATCCCCA